GTTTTATTGTATGTCCCACGAAGTCAAGGATTTGTCAACACGACAATTGATAAGTATAACTCTGATTCTGCTGCGGCAACATCAACAGATGCTGCCATGTTGGGTAGTGGTTGGAGTGTGGGAACAGTATCAACCTTTTCTCCAATATTAACTGGAAATTCGTTGACTTTCCCAGCTGGATCAAGGGGTCGTTTTTGGGTTGTGCTTTTCTTTACTCGCACAACTACAACAACTGCTGTTACTGGTGCGTATACTACAACTTTGGTTGGGTGTACTCAAGCGTCATCAACAGCTCTTTTGATAGCACCTGCTTTTGTTGCAACTCAAGTTAATACAATGCAGGCTGCACCTTTTGATATATTTTCTGATGGCGCATCAATTACGTGGAATAATACACTCTCGTTTTTCGGTGCTGGAACAGGCACAACGAAGATTGTGGTTACACAAATACCTGCGGGTTTATCAGAACCGTCACCAATTTTTGATGTTGGGGGAGTGAACAAGGCGAAAAATTATGAGAAGTTGATGGATCTCATTTTGAAGAAGGAGAATTCTCATAAGAAAATTCTTGTTGAAACAGAGATTTTTAAAGTTTTCTTGGATGTTGAGAATTCGAAATTGTGGTTTAGTGTTATTTCAGATCCTGATCACTTGTTTTATTTTCCATATGAAGAATTATCTTTTGTGTTGGGAAAGACTGATGATTTTGTTGACAAGTTTCTTATGGAGAAGCTGTGTCGAGAAAGGGCTGGAGTGGAAATTACCACAATTCGCCGTTAAGAGCGGTGATAGCATGTGACCAGTGGTGCTTTGTTGCACTGGCGAGGGTTGTTTACAAATGCTGAATATAAAAGCTACCTAGTAGAAAACATGAAAGAACTTACGTGAGTTATAGTCTGTAGCGCTCCTAGAAGATCTAGGCGATTGAGCGAAGGGCTTCCTTGGATGGTGAAACATCAGTAGGATTATGAGTTGAATTCGTGGATTATAATGAGTTGTGAGGCCATGATTAAGCAATTTGGAGCATTGGAAGTGGAACCTGAACTTACCATTTTAGTTCGAGAGGACCTTTTAAAGGACGGTAAAGCCTTTATGATGGATGTGGTGTGTATACCAATTTTGATGTTTTCGATTGACCGAAAGTGTTGTGCTAGCAATTAGTTAGAAGGGAGTGGCAATGAG